GGAGAAGACATATCAAATTTTAATTTTCCAAAAGTATCTTTAGATTCTTTTTTAATAGATACATCCCAATTAGTAGTTTTTAGAAGACTAACTTTAGTATTTTGCGGATATATATAATCCGAATCAATTCTAAATTTGAATTCGATTGAATTAACATAATTAGATGGCCCAGATACTGGAATTACTATGGCATCCCCATTTCTAGTATATTTTGTAAAATAATATTTATTTTGATATGTGTAGGATGAATTATCTTCATCGGATATCTTATTACCACCATATTCCTTAACATTCAATAGACTACGAGGAATTCCATAGATGTTAGATACTACTCTAATACATTCTTCGGTTCCTTTGGTCTTATAAATCAATGGAAGAGTCTTTAGAATTCTATTCCAAATTATCTTTAATTTGTCATAATCAGAATAAGCGTTTGATCCCGTCAAATAATTAGCTTCGATAGATGAATTATCAAATGAACTAATTGGATTCCATCCAAATTGTTGTAATAAAGTATTAGCAACCGTACTTACATAACTTGATGATAGATTATTTTCAACATATTGTTGTGTTGGAAAGTTCTTAATATACAAGTAAATGTTATCAAAGTGATGTCCAATCATTGATAAGAATATCAAATAATCGGTATTATTATCATCTAAAAGAATATATTCAGGTGTATTATTTACAAGACTATCTCTATTGTTCTTGTCAAATTCAATTGCATTTTCAATATAATCTGGATAATTGTAGTTTTGTACATATGCACCACTAACAAATGATGTTGTACTACCACTTACCAATGTAATATTTTGATACAAATATGAATCATATCCGTCAAATGAATTAAAAATTGTATTTAATTGTGATTGATATCCATTTACTTCTTCGGCATATGATGCACTAATAAATGGATATGAACTTAATAATGTATAAGATGATGCACTATTAGCTGCAGATGCGGATAAAGTAGTCAATATAGAATTAATTGACTTATTGAGTTGATTAATAGATGTTACTTTGTTTAAAAATAACTTGGTTCTCAATTCTGCAGAACCGAATACAATGAAATTTGAAAAATCCGAATAATCTACATTAAGATTATTTAATTTCTTATAAAATTCAACATCGTTTCTTGTATTATTATCTAATTTTAAATCCTTGGAATTTTGATAATTAACAGGCGCACTCTTATAAGAATCAATTGGCACTTTGAAATTTGGCCCTGATATCCTAAAGTTTCTTTTAACTACAGGAACATTAATTACAAACTTTTGAATTGCAGGTACAAGTGAAATATTTGATATCCAACATTTATCTCTTAACGAAACATTTAATGGTAATTCATCAAATAATTTTACAATTATATTTGTATTACCGTTTTCTTCTACAAATGTATAGTTTAATATTGTATAAAATATGTCGTTTCCAAAATTCAATGCATTTTTCAAATATGCATATAATTTATTGTCATGGTAAACTTGAACAGTATCAACTACATTTGAAATAAAATTTGTAAAGAATAAATCTATAATAAAATTTTCAACTTGCGTTGTTAATTCAATGTTACTAGTATAATAAGAATTGATTTGATTTAATCTAAGTGATATCGATTTTTGAACTATGTACTTAAATTGAGTTTTAATCTGTTCAAATGAATAAATTGATTTGTAGTAAGTATACAACCAATCTTTAATATAATTTTTAGTACCTTCAAAACTATTTTGTATCAATTGTCCGTTTTGAGAATTTACATAAGGACGATTAAATCCATTATAAGTGTCATCTAAAAATGCAAGTATATCCGCATCAGATTTAAATCCAAAATTAGTTCTTAATAATGTAAAAATTGGTTTATTATTATTAATTAATGAATCGCTGTTTTTATAAATTTGATATGAATCCAAAAAGTAATTAAACAAAGGAATCGTATCTCTAATCAATACTGCTTTTCTTGCAAATGATTGATATTGAAGATTTGTAAGTATATTTTCTTCACTTGTTAAATCTAATTTGAATGAAGGTGTAAGTTTAATTTCTCGTCTACTTGGAGAAATTTCTTTGATATAAAGTTGATAATCGGGATTGCCAGCAACATTTCTTATAAAATTGTAACTTGCAACATGGTTGCCGGAATTAATATTTGAACCGGAAAAATCTTGGAGTGTACTTAATAATATATTTTTATTAAATGCAATAGTATAACTGCTATTGTATTGTTTGTAATTATAAGTTAGTGTGTTATTGTCAACATCTTTGTATGTTTTATTTAATACAGTATATGTTGTTGACACCGGCAAGTATTTCCATATATTGATGTTACCATCGATATCGTATACACTAAATTCAATAATATCTTGTTCAGAATTTCCAAAATAATATTCTTGAAATGGTACATCAACAAATGTATCCAAATCGTTTTGTAAAAAGTAAGAACCACTATTTAGTGATCCACTATTTGATGATATTGTTGGAAATGGAAATGCCATAAATTATTCATTTTCAGATTTTAAATTAAATGGAAATTGATCAGAAAAATCTTCAGATTTAGTTCCTTGTTTTAATTTAATTCTTAATTCTACTATTAAATCTCTAGCCGCACTTAATTGTGATTTGGAAGGATCAGATTGTACTTCATCAACTAATTGATTTAATCTTTCCTTCAAATCTTGATTTTCACTTAATACTTTATTATATTCGTTTAAGAATGTTTGATCCAATACTTGTTTTTGAACAACAGTTTCTGTTTGTATTTCAGTGATATTTACATCATACAAATTTTCAATTTCATCTTTTTTATAATTAAAATTTATCAATTCAAATACAATGTATTGTTCATTTGCTTCACTTGAACTAACATATAAGTTTACATTACCAAATTCATCAATATTATTAGTGAATTGGCCTGTCAATAAAAAATCATTAATTTGTGATTGTATACTCATCTTGATACTTTAAATATGTTTCCGTTATCAAATATTATAGTTTCACCATTAATTTCCGTTTTTATTAAAATTCTGTAATATCTTTCTACAGGTAAACCAGTTGTATCCAATCTAAAATAATGAATTGCACCATCACAGCTTAATTTTGTATAATCATCAAAATCAATTACGAAATTTTCACTCTCATTATCTTTAATAGCATAATAAGAATCAGAAGGTAACAAACTAGAACTTAAATATTGACTTTGTTGATATCCTTTAACAAAGTTCTTTAGTGGTGCCTTTTCTCTCGCAAATATGTTTATACGAGGTATACTTCCAAATTTATACTCTCTACCCACATTCTTAACAACTACTGTATATGGATTAAATCCTGTTAGTGGTATTAAACTGCCTGATGAATATGTACTATCATCCCATTTTACATCCAAATATGGTTGATAAATTGTATTTGTTTCCTTACTAAAGAATCTAATACTAGAATTTATATCATTTGATTGAATCAATTCAAGTGAACTAATTAAAATAAATCCGTTATTTGGTACACATCCACATATCCAACCTTTAACAATTGGCGTAACATCCATATAAATATCGGAAGTACTATAAGAATATGATTGTGAACATATTAATGAACTGCCACTTAATGACGACGAACAAAACGAAGATATATAAACAGACGAACTTAAAGTGTTATAAAAAGATGATGATGTATTTGATGTTGGTTGCGAATATGTTGAAGGTACATTATAAAACCAAGTAGCTCCACCATTTTGGAATGAAGATGATCCCAAACTTGATGTCAATAAATAATCACTGAAATTATATGTAACTGAAGAGGCGGTTGGACTGTACCATAAACTAGATGTATTCTGTGTAGTATTATAATACCAACTAGCACCAAAACTACCTAATCCTTCAGTATCATATCTTCCTGTACCCATATCCCAACTCTTGCTAACTGGATATGCATATATTTTATAATCCAATGGCACTTCACTTGTAGAAGATGATTTTAATTTTAAGAAAAATTTAGAGCCATTATTTATATCTCCCGACAAAAGAGAACTTGAAATCGAAGTTAAATCGAATTGAATCAAAATTCTACTAAATTCGGGATCATTTGTAAAATTTGTAATTGGATCATATACGCTTTGTGTACCTTGTAATGTTCCATTTATACAACCATCAAAATTAGTTAAAGATCCACTAGCAAAGAAAATTGAACCAGTGAAAGATCCTACTATACTTCCACTAATACTACCTGTTACTGGACCATTATAATTAGTTAAACTTGATGTTATTGATATACCTGCACCATATGTTCCCGATACATATCCATTATAATTAGTTGATCTGAATTGTGATGATCCACTGCCATATATGTTTGAGGATTCTGCGGCTCCTGATATATAACTTCCAGAAATACTTCCTGTGTAATTCAATACATCAAAAGTTGAGTAACTACCAGAAAGACTTGCTGAACTGTAAAAAGTTACATTACTTACTAATTGATTTTGTGCTTTTAATTCTAAAATTTCGTCAATTCCAAAATTTTTATCGGCATAACCAGTTTCATTAGTTATGAATGTGTCTTGTTTTGGAAATATAAATGTGTGCATACTCTATTATATAAATATAAGTATGAAATTTATAAGACTTTTAATGATAAATTTATTAAATTACTGCACCTCTGATATCATTATCTGGATATTTTACTTCAAATACGGACGGATCTAATGATGGATATATAATCTTATTATGAGTTGCTTCGGACAAATTATATTCATGCGGTGAATAATCTCCATCATTTTGTGTAAGATTTTTAAATTTTACTTCGGCAACAGATTGTACACCTTCAATTTTAGCCAATTCCAATTCAAATTGATTTATATTAATTGGTTGATTAAAATACCATTTATCAACATTAAAGAAATCTTTAGCTTTTTGGAGACATTGATCTAAAACTTCTTTTTTATTAAAATTATTATAAACTAAAATTTTAAAATCTACACCAATATTAATAATATATCCATCTATTATATTAATACTATCTGAAATGATCTTATATTTTTGTAGATATTGTCTGATATTATAAACTAAAGCGTCGTTAATTTGAGTCAAATTTTTGTTTGAATTATAACTCAAAACATATAAATTTAAACTAAATGGATTTGATACATCAAAATTTACTTTTCTAAAGTTATTTTCTAGACTATTATTAATTAATGTTGTTTCATTATCATTATTTACAAATCCACTTAATAATGTTTGATTGGTTGAAATAGACAAATCCGAATTTGGTATCACCATTACTTTTGCAATAGAACCAAATCTAGGGGGTATTGAATATACTCTAGAAATATAATCATCTACTGTTACTGTTCTATTTTGTGAACCAAAATTAGCCAAAGCATTTTGTCTTATTTCTTCCACACTTTCTTCATTTTGACCACCAACTGCAGGATTTGGATTAGATATCCTCAATGAATTTTTTATAGTAGTTAATAGTGAATTTTGGGATGGTGTTAATCCTGTAGTATCATTTAGATATGTTACAGAAGATATATTTTTAATTGTATCAGATGGCGAATTAGATACTAAACCGCCACCAATCAAATATTGTACGGTCAATACTGTATTAGAAGGAGATTGTCCGAATGTTTCTGAATTTAGTAGTTTGCTGGTATCATAATTTAAATTCAAATTGCTGATATTTTGTAATCCCACCCCAACTAATTCTGAATTTGGATATATTACTTCATCAGAAGTTGCATCTGTACCAGCACCAAACTCAAGATATGTTGTATTGTTAGCTGTAACATTTACAACAAACTTTCTTGATGTTTTAAAACTTTTAATTAACTTAGGAACTTCAGATGAATATTGAACATAACTATCATTAGTAAATTCCGTGTTTTCAGTTTCAGTGAATACTAAATCTTGTGCTAAATAATCAACTTCATACCATCTATTGTTATCACTATCTTTTACATCTATTATATCAATAACATTATTTTCAGATAATGATATTTTATAAAATGGAACTGATGTACCCACAGTAAATGATGCGGTTGTAATTTTTCCAGCAATAACTTTTGTTGACTTCTTCAATAAGAAAAATTGTGGTACTCCATAATCATCTCTTGAGTAAACAGTTACTTCTCTAGGAGAAAATTTACTATCAAGAGAAAAATCAACAGGATCAGTCGTTATAAAACTCACACCACTTTCATTTGACACTTCCATATATTCTCTTATTTTAAGAGCATAATTGTTGTCTGGAATATAATTGTTATTAGAATCTTTAGTAGCAGGTATTAATTGATATAAATCAATGTTTGTAGTAGCAGATTTAGTTGGTTTTGTTTTATATCCAAGATAGTTTGCTAATGCAAGAACATTCTTTCTTTCTTCTGCATATGGCATTAAACTTTCTTTAAATTGATAATCTGTATAATATGAAAGAACATCGCCAATATAAGATGCCATTTCAATAAACATCATACCAGGAGATGCATCACTAAAATCTTTGTATGTTCTTGGAAAATATGTCTTTGAATATTCGATCAAAGATGATTTGAAAGAAGAAAAGTCCCTATTGAGATATTTAATTTCTCTTCGGGAACCATTAAAAGACTTTTGTATAGTATCTGCCATAATTATATATTATTTTGATTAACTGTCAAATTAAGTGTATCTGTTTGATTGTTAACCGTAAATTGTATTTTTATATATAATATATAACTATCTGTAAGTTCATTTTTTTCTTGATTTGATATACCAATATCCACTTTATTTACAGTTACACCCGGAACATAATTATTGATTTCATCCGTAATAATTTGTTTGACTATATCAGGAGAATCTATAATATTTTGTTCAAATAGATATTCTTGTAAACCAGAACCAAAATTGGGATTCATTCGTCTTTCACCCTTTTTTGTTCTTAACAAATTAGTAATATTGGCTTTTACTTGAGTCAAAGTATCATAACTTTGTTCAAAATATCCATTTCTACCAATTTGTAGTGGCAATGTAAGTCCTATCGGATTCATATTATCCCATTGATACCATTCCAGAACCTATAGAACCGGATTGTTTCTTTTTATCTACCGCTTTCATTAAACTTCTAAAATCTCTGTTAAGAACATTCATTACTTTACCTTGTTCTTCAGTTACTGGCGCAACTGGTTGTGGTGTTTCTACAGTTTCGTTTATTTGCATACCCGCAAATGCTTGTGATTTAAAATTAGAATCAAGTCCAGCTATCGAACCTTCATTTGGTATTTTTACAACGGTTTGATTCAAAATTTCATTTAAAACTGGATTGCTTGAATATTTCTTAACTTCTTTTGGTTTTTGAACTGATTCTTGAACTGGAGTTTTATTAATCTGATTTGATTGAATCACATTAGATTGTTTTCCAGAAAGAATTTCAGTCAATACCTTTGGAATTAATGTAGGTAATGTTTTATCCAATTCTTCTTTAATTACTGTTCTGATTATTTCTTTTAATTCATTACTTTTCATACACTATATAATTATCATTAAATTTTTGGGATTGTATTATTTATTTTGTTATTTATTTGTTCTGTCGTAGGTGGTTTAGGTATTTTTACCGTTTTAATTCGTTTTCCAATACCAGATTTTATCTTCTTAGCCAATGCAATTCCACCAATCGCACCTACAGCCCCACCAATACCAGCACCTAATCCTCCACCAAGTTTACTGCCGATACCAGCACCTAATCCTCCACCAATACCACCTCCTACTGCACCAGCTACACCACCCGAAACAGCACCTCCTACTGCTCCACCTATCGCACCACCTGATGCTCCGTTTAATGCACCTCCAACTCCTCCACCAATACCACCTCCCAATTTACTAACAACCTTACTAGCTGCACTTCCAACAGATTTTACTGCACCAGTTAATCTGTCAACACTTTTTCCTGCAATTTTGCCAGGACTAAAATGTTGTGGACTAAAATTTGGAGCAGATACTTTTGGTATACCAACTGAAGGTACATTCGGAACACTAGGTAATGGCGGAACTGATGGTGTACTTATACCAGATATGTTAGGTAAACTTGGTGTAGATACATTAGGAACTGATGGAACACTAGGTAATGGTGGAACAGATGGAATTGCAGGAATTGAAGGTTTTGGTATACTTGATGCTATATCCGATTTTTTTGCAATTGCAAATTTTAATCCATTTGACGCTTCTGTAGGCGGTCCAGGTAATGCTGGATCAATATCTTTAAATGATTTAAGTTTGTTTATCATACTTGTTCAAATTGAACTTCTACTGGTCCTTCTCTTCTTAACTTACCTTTAAATTCTCCTGGCAAACCTTCACCCGATACTATATTAACAGATACTGGTTCAGTTGCATTCTTAAATCCTTCTGGAGTAACTCCATCTACTCCTGGAGCATAACCACCACCTGTAACAAATACTCTTCTACTCATCAATTTATCAAGATTGTCTCTTAAAAACTTTAATTGTTTATCTTGAACAGTTTCTTGAGTTTTATCTGGATTTGGTCCTCCTGTTTTTGGATGCGTATGATTGTACCAATGTACGTGATCTAATAACCAATTACACAAATCATATAACCAATCTACAGTAGTTTGACCTAATAATACTGGTTCATTTGTTTGTCCATATTGACCCAAATAAATAGCAGGACTATTAAATACTGTTTTGTTATTTGTGGTCATTACAATCTGATCATGCGCATCAACCGTATATTCACTATCTGTTACAATTCCATATCTTTCTTTTGAAAAATGTAATGATTCACCAAATCTACTACTCAATATTAATCTATCAGTATTAATTACTACTTGATCTCCTTTTAAATTTTCTATATCAAAATTAAATGCAGTAGATCCCACAGGGGAAAACAATGGTTGTTCTTCTTTGCCTGCTTGGAATATAGATTTATAACAAGTTGTTCTCCATTTTGATTTTGTTAATCCAGATGTAATATAAATTGAACTACCATCGTGATTTATATCTTCATCTATTAAACCACCAACATTTTTTTGTGAATCCGTAATTGTAGGAATTGGTGGAAGTTTAGGATGTACTACTATAGGTTTATCCAATGATAATTTTCTTTGACGATTTCTAATTATAACCATTGGATTGCCACATCCTTCATTAGGCGTATTTACAGTAGAATCACCCTTATAATCTGGATAAAAACCTTTATCATTTTCTCTTATATTATCATAAGCACTAAAACGAATAGATTGTCCATGACGACTTTCAATTGTAGTATCTCCTTCATATCTTCTTAATTTTCTAATCTTAGAATTTGATAAGAAATACGAACCCAATACACCTTTTACTTGATTATTTGCAATCTTTTTGTGTGCATTTAAAGATTTTGGACCTGTAATAGATTCGGTTTTTATATCATCATCAGATACTAAATCTTTATTTCCTGTATTATTTCCATAGAAAGATTCTAATCTAAAATTAGATTCTTGATTTACAAATCCGTTTAGATTTAATTTTCTAGTATAGAATAATTTATCCAAATATTTTACAACAATTACAACTTCATTTAATAATGGATATTCTACTATTCCGGTAGATTCCATTGGAAAAGCCCATGATAATTTTTCTTTTTCTAATCCTTGTTGTGAAAAACATAATCTTACTTTACATGCACCAATGTAAGTATAATCTATATCTCTATTAGTAGGTTGATCTCCTTTATAATTTTGTGGAATGTTTCTTGAATCTACTAAATGTCTTTTATTTACAATTTCAGGATGTGTTTCATCTAAGATTACATCCAACACAATTGCTGGTTCCAATTCATAAAATTCATTTGCAGAAGCCGCAGTACCTGATTGATTTCCAACAGACAATCCAATATTGTTTAATTGTCCGAAACTAATAGGAGACGATTTAATATTAAAATATGGCATATTATTTCTTAATTTCTATTGGTGTATTCATTGTTTCGGTGATTTTACCAACTTCAGCCATTAACTGTTGTCTTTCTTCTTCTGACAATCCACCTACTTCTTCTGCACCTTTATTATCATTACTAACCAATCTTTGTACTATTGCAGCTAATTTTACCAACTGTTCATCGTTCCTAACACTTACATCCAAGTAATCTTTAATAAGAGGAACGATGACAATAGCATCGTTTGGTGTTTTAATCATACTTCTTAAATCAGATACTAAGATATCAATTTGATCTTTTTTCTGTTCAGAATTGATTACAACATCCTTGAGTAAGTTTGAATATTTCTTACCCTTATATAGTTCAAAATCTAAATCCATACCTATAAATAGATATGGATTTGAATAATTACACTATCAATTTAATTTACCTTTATCTAAATAAGATTGTGCAATTACCTTTTGGTAACTCTTCATTTTATTTATTACTTTGGTAATTTGTTGTGTCTTACATGATGAAATTTCTCTAATATAAAGATACAATGCTTTTTTATTAAACGCATCAATTCTATCACAACTTCTAAACAATTCTATTACTGCATTAGCAATGTTCAAATCTCTTTGTTTAGTAAAAATACGACCAACATTTCTTTCCCAATAATCAACCATTAATTTAAGAAATTCATTGGTTTCTGTATCTTTATGATGTGAATCAACAGTTTGTAAACAGACTGAAGATTCACTTGGAGTATCAGCAATATTTACATGT